ACTGGCGAGACGTTTTTCATCATGGCCGTATCGTGCTTCCTAATGGAGATTTTTGTTCTATCCCTCGCTATTATGAGAAGTGGTTCAAGGAGAATCACTTTTCAGAATGGTTATGTTACGTTCGTGAAGTGAAGTACCCTATGATTGCTCGTGAGATTATGAAACGAGACCTAGATACTAAGGCTTATTACGAGAATGTAGATTCGAGGTCTATTGGTAAAGAATGGCCTTTGACTTCGAAAGAGATTTCTAGTGTTATTTTAGAGTCTAATTTTAAATTGCTTCAAGATTATTTGAAGTTGTAAGGAGATTTATGCAGTTAGGTAACCGTTTAAGTCAGCATCAGTTTTCGATTATTTCTAATGCGAATGTTCCGCGTTCAAAGTTTGATCGTTCTTTTGCTATGAAGACTACTTTTGATTTCGATTATTTAGTTCCTATTTTTGTAGACGAGATACTCCCAGGCGACGTCTGCAATCTTCAAGTTAACACGTTTGCTCGTTTGGCTACTCAGAAGGTTCCTATTATGGATAACCTTTATTTAGATTTTTTCTTTTTTTTCGTTCCTAACAGATTGGTTTGGGAAAATTGGGAAAGATTTAATGGAGCGCAAGATGATCCCGCAGATTCGACTAGTTTTATTTTACCTGTTACTGATACTGATACAGGTGTAGTTGTTGGTACTCTATATGACCATTTTGGTATTCCTACAGAGATTACTGATTTAGAGTTTCAGAATCTTCCTGGTCGTGCGTATAATTTAATTTGGAATGAATGGTTTCGTGATGAGAATATCTTAGACTCTGTTCCAGTTGATAAGGACAACGGTCCTGATGCTATTACTGATTATGTTTTGCTGAAACGTGGTAAGCGTCATGATTATTTTACTGCTTGTTTGCCTTGGCCTCAGAAGGGTCCTGCTGTTGAGTTGCCTCTTGGTACTTATGCTCCCGTAATTGGTATTGGTGCTCAGAATCAGTCGTTCAATACTGCTGGTCAGGCTGTTTATGATTCTGCCGGAGAGAATCCTACTTATACTTTTTCTAAGCAAATTGATCCAAGTTCTAATGATGAGACTTTCTTTGTTGAGAGAGATCCTGATAATACTGGTTATCCTCGTATTCGTGCTGATTTGTCTAATGCTACTGCCGCTACTATTAATCAGTTACGGCAAGCTTTTTCTGTTCAATCTCTTTATGAGCTAGATGCTCGTGGTGGTACTCGTTATGTTGAAATTCTTAAAGCGCATTTTGGTGTTATTTCTCCTGATTTTCGTTTGCAACGTCCTGAGTATCTTGGTGGTGGTTCTACGAAGATTAATTCTCATCCCGTGCCTCAGACTTCTCCAACCTCTGGTTCTAATCCTCAAGGCCAGTTGGCAGCGTTTGCTACCCAATCTACAGCAGGAGAGCGTGTTGGTTTCTCTAAGTCTTTTGTTGAGCATGGCTATGTCATCGGTCTTGCGGCTGCAAGAGCAGATCTTACGTACCAACAAGGTCTTAATAGAATGTGGTCTAGGTCCACAAGATTTGATTTCTACTGGCCGAAGCTCGCTGAATTAGGTGAACAGGCTGTTTTAAACAAGGAGATTTATGCTCAAGGTTCCACCGTTACTACTCCCGGGCTCTCTGATCCCGATACCTTCGGATACATTCCCCGTTATGATGAGTACCGTTACAAACCGTCAGAGATTCATGGAGAATTTCGTTCAACTTTTGCTACTTCTTTGGATTTCTGGCATATGTCAGAGGAGTTTTCCGCCTGCCCAGTTTTGGAATCAGATTTTATTGAATCTAACACGCCGATTGATCGCGCCTTGGCGGTTACAGGTGCTCCTCAGCTCTTATTCGATGCATACTACAGGTACATCCACGCTCGTCCTATGCCGACCTACTCTGTACCGGCTAGCTTAGGAAGGTTCTAATGACTACAGATCAATGTAAGATTTTACAGAAGCATTTTGGTGTTAAATGTGTTTGTGGGAGGTGTAAGTGTTAGATTTTTTAAGTAAAGCGTCTCTACTTCCGGTGGCTTTTCAGGCCATCGGAGTTAATCAACAGAATCAGGCGAATGCTGAAGCTGCTTCTACTGCTTATGGTCGTAATGTCGACTCCATGCGCGAACAGAATGCTTGGCAAGTTGCTCAGAATCAGAAGGCTATGGATTTTTCTGAGAGAATGTCCTCGACTGCTCATCAACGTGAAGTTGAAGACCTCAAGAAAGCGGGTTTAAACCCTATTTTATCGGCTAATGCTGGTTCTAGTGCTCCTCAAGGTACTACGTCTTCTGGTGGCTCTGCTAGTGCGCCTATGGCCCGTATGGAGAACATGCTTGATGGCCAAATGTTGTTAGCTGGTATGAAGACTAATGCTGAGATTGACTACACTCACGCTCTTACTGATAAGGCTAAGATGGATACTAAGGTCGCGTCTAAGTCTGTACCTGAAGCTGATCTTAAGAATAAGATCTATAACAAGATTCAAGAAGCGTGGAAACGTATGAATGAGTCAGCTGCTCCCAAGGATTCTTGGTGGAAGAAGCAGGACCAGAACGAGAAGATGAATGAGAGAGAGAAGAAGCAAAGAGATTTAATTTTAAAGAAGTTACATTAAGGAGATTTTATGTCAGAGAAGAACACACGAGAGATTCGTCCCAATGGTACTTTAAGAATTCGTACCAATTTTAGAAAACCTTCTAAAACTCAGCAGCATTTTGCTGAAGCTTGTGACGTTAATAAGATTATGAAGAAGTATAAGAACATGAATGCTATTCCTCCTGAACATTTTAAGAACCGTGGTCGTGGTGTTTATGGTGATTTTTCCGAAGTTGGTGATTACCAATCGGCTTTTAAGGCTGTAGCCGAAGCTCAAGAAGCTTTTATGCAACTAGATGCTAATATTCGAGCTAGATTCCGTAACGACCCTCAGTTACTTTTGAATTTCGTTAATGATGATCGTAACTATCAAGAGGCTGTTAAGCTTGGTATCATTCCTAAGAAGACTTTAGAGTCTGATCCTAATTTACCTAAAGCTGGTGATCCTCCTCCTAAGGTACCTAAGAAGAGGACTACTACTATCGTTGAGGAAGACTAAGCTTTAGGCTTAGTCTTTTTTGTTTTAGATTCTAGAATGAATTTTTGAGTTATATTTTTAATCAGTTTAAGGCGCGCTTCTTGCGCCTTTTTTTCAAAGTATTTAACTTTGCTATCGAAGTAATCGATTTTTTCATCGATTGTATATTGTTTATATTCTTGTTTTTTCATTTTCTTCTCCTTTGTGGTTTTCTCTCGCAAAGTGACAGAAAACCGCGAAGGAGATTTTGAAAAACTGTCTTTTTTCGCCGAAGGCTTGAATTACATGACGACGTAGTTGGCGAGTAATTGCGTTATATTTACTGAGAGCGCGAGAGATGTCTTCTCTCGCTTTTATTTTATTATTTTTATATTTTTATTTTTATGTATTTATGTGTATTTATATTTTTATTTTTATGTATTTATTTTTATTTTATTATTTATATTTAGCAATCTATTGATTGCTTTTGCCTATTGCCGTCAGGCAATTGGATTGTATTTTTAGACGAGCTTAGCGAAGTCGGTGACATGGATGTCACATTTGCTCAGAGGGTTCGGGAGACCGCAGGTCTTCCGACTAATGTATTTATTTATTTATGTATTTATGTATTTTTTAAAAAAAAGTTTTACTTTTTTTTGTTGCAATTTTTTTTGTTAAGTTATTTATCTTTATTCGGCAATTACGCCAATTTTAAGGAGCTGTGCGATGGTTCGTAAAGTTTTTTCTATTCGAGATGCTAAGTCGGAGTTGTTTGGAACTCCATTTTTTAACCTCACTCATGGTGAAGCGGAGCGTAACTTCAAGACTCTAGTCAATGATCCTAAGTCGTCTGTTAATCAATATCCTGAGGATTTTGATCTTTATTATTTAGGAAGTTATGACGATGTATCTGGGAAGATGATTCCCAATGATAGTCCTGAACATCTAGTGAAGGCTGTTAATGTGTTTACTGCGAAGCAGTAAAACGTCGGGCCTAATTACCTTTCTTGTTGTAATTAGGCCCACTGACACCGACACTATGTATTAGAGAGGTGTCTATGAAACGTAAGCCAATGTCTCGTCGTGGTGCTAAGAAGAGTTTTCGTCGTTCGTCCGGGGTTCATAAGAAGAACTCAAGACCTACTATGCGTGGTGGTTACAGATTGTAATTTTTTGACAAAAAAAAGGAACCTACAGTGCGTTGCAGATTCCCTTTGGATATGGGCTATTGTGATGATGGTATCACAACAACCTTTTCTAGGAAGTTATTTAGCAAAGAGTTAATTCCTTGGCAAGTCCCGTGTGGTAAGTGCCTTGAATGTCGTTTAGAGTATGCTCGACAATGGGCTGTACGTTGTGTTCATGAGTCTCAGATGCACGAAGAAAATTCATTTATTACCTTGACGTATGATGAAGATAATGTCGGCGATGGTCGCCTTCGTTATGATGATTTTCAACGCTTTATGAAGCGTTTGCGGAGAGGTTATGATTCCCAAATTAGTTGCTTTGTCACAGGAGAGTACGGAGATGTTAGAAAGAGACCCCATTGGCATGCTCTCATTTTCAATTGGCGTCCATCCGATTGTTCTCTCAAATATACTAACGAGCGAGGAGATAAGGTTTATGACTCAGCTGTTCTCTCTCGACTCTGGCCAGCTGGTATTTCAGAAGTTGGTTCAATTACGTTTGAGTCAGCAGGGTATTGCGCTAGATATGCTGCTAAGAAGTTAGTACATGGTCGCGATACGGACCATGATTTTCAACCTATCTCAAAGAAGA